CCTAGTAATAAGGCACCAACAAAAGCCCATATAAAAAACTGTTGGGCATTCTTAGAAAAAGAGATACTGAAAGTAAAGCCCAAGCTAATTGTTCTTGTAGGAGGAACGGCTATTAACTCTGTCATAGGCGCAGGAGGGGCATTCAAGCTCAGAGGAGTGCATATACCAACTGTTGAGTTTGGATTTCCTACAGTACTTGCGCCGATACTACATCCAGACTTTGTGGGTAAGAATAAAGATCTAACCATAGGTGTCTTTCGTAAAGACCTGAGAGCATTAAAGAAGGCTCTTAAGAAAAAGGTAAAGATAAAAACCTATATAGACAACAACACGGTTATAGAAGATGCTGATGAACTGATAGACTTACTGGAAACTACCCGGAAGGATGAAAAGCCTTTCGCCCTTGATTGGGAAACACAGGGTTTAAGCCCATTCAATCACAAGTCAGGTTTTATAGTATCAGGTTCTATAGCTACAACTTTTAAACAGTCTTATACTTTTATTATGGAAGACCATTGCACGGGCAGACCTTGGACAGATAGACAGTGGAAGCATATTAAGAAAGAGTTCGGTAGGCTACTTACTTCTGACTGCACAAAGATATTCCATAACTACAAGTACGAAAAGAAGTGGGCGATACAAAGACTGGGAACAGACATACTCTATAACGTAAGAGACGTTATGTTCCAAGGCCATGTGATACGAGAGCTAAAGGGAGCGAAAGACTTAGACTTTCTTTCCTACATTAACTTCGGGGTGAGAAAGATACCTGAAGCTGATAGGTTCAAGAAGGATATGTATAACTGCCCTCCGAATATCCTTCACCCTTATGGGGGTCTGGATGCGAAGCTAACCTTTAGACTAGATAAACGGCAGTACAAGCAGTTAGATGATAGTGACCTATGGGTAATGGACAACCTTTTAATAGATGGAGCCCATGCTACTACTTGGTCAGAAGTTGGCGGAGCTATTATAGATGAAAAGATAAGAAAGAAGTTCTCAAAGAAGTACGGGAAGAAGCGTGAGGAACTGAGGAAAGAACTTTATGCTGATAAGCGTGCTATAGAGTTTATAGGTGAGAATAAAAAGTTAGACCTTGGTTCATCAAGTAGAGATATGCCTATATTCTTTAAGAACAAGTTGGCCATGGATGTACCTAAGACTGAGAAGGGTCAGTATTCAGTAACCAATGACTTCTTAGACTTGCATACTGGGCGTGAACCATTCTGTGGAGTACTGAAAGAGTTTAGACAAACAGATAATTTATTAAATACTTTCATCGACGGTATAAAGGAGGTCATACACGAGGACGGTAAGCTCCATACTGATTTTGGTCTTACCACTACTGAGACAGGAAGGCTTTGCTTAGCCAAAGGAACAATGATAGATATAGTTAGGGATACTTCTAAAAAACCAGGAGGTGTGCCTATAGAAAAGGTCAAAGTAGGTGATTTAGTTTATGCTTACAACAGAAATAAAGAGTTGACCATCAGACCAGTGACTTGGTCTGGTAAAACTGGACATAAAAAAGTTATACGTATTCATTGGTTGGGGCAGGGAAGAACCAATAAAGGATATATTGACCTAACCCCAGAACATAGAGTCCGTATGACTACTGGAAAGTATAAAAAGGCAAAAAATCTTAAGTACGGAGATAGAGTGTTAGCATTATCTCGCACTATAAAAATAGGGTACAGTTTTCTCTACCCTACAGGGTCTAACCCTGTTAGAGAACATAGGTTCATTTATAGTTGTTTATCTAAAAACAAGGGTTTACTTAAAGAATCAAAAAAAGTTATTCACCATAAGGATGGAAATAGATTAAATAATACTCCAGAGAACCTGGAACTGCAAGGTTTGGCAGACCACAGTTCTAACCATAGTAGGAAACATTGGTCAGTTCCAGGGAATAAAGAAAGAATGTCTGCAAGTGTAAAAGAATCACATAAGAGTAGGAACTACGACAGGCTACCTAGGGGAGAAAGACATTGGAGTTATATAAAACTTGGTAAAATTACTTGTTTGCGTTTACTTGCGAAAGCTAAAGGTAATTTGACAAAATGTTCCTATGATTTTGGAACAATAAAAAAGAATCTAAAGGAGCATAGTATAGATTGGAAAGCTGTTAAATTACGTTACAATAAATGTGGTAAGTACCTATCCCGTGGGGTAGTTATGTCTACTGTAGACATGGAACAAGGCAAGGCTTTAAGGTTTTTGAGTGTTGGTTATACTCGTTGGCAGAAACTTTTGGAGTTCTATAACATAGAACGTTCTAGAACATGGGCAAACCAGTTTGGTAAATTTATTCCTAATAATCACATTATTGTTGGGATTGAGGAAATAAATAAAAAAGTGGATGTTTATGATTTAGAAGTAGAAGGCATTCATAACTTCATTGCTGACGGTATTTGTGTTCATAACTCAAGTAAAGCACCAAACCTTCAGAACATACCAAAGAGGAAGAGTCAATGGATACGCAAGATGTTTCCTGCTCCTCCTGGACATGTGATGATGGCTTTTGATTATAGCGGAGCCGAAGTACGAGGCATGGCTATGTACTCCAAGGATAAAACTCTAATAAGAGAAATCCATGAGGACTACGATAGCCATAAGGAATGGGGCATCCAGCTTTTAGGAAAGGGGAAGACGGACGCAGAAAGAAAGGAGATACGTTTTCAAGGTAAGAACGGTTTTGTATTCCCAACGTACTACGGAGCGAGCTATAAATCTATAGCACGTAATCTTCAGTTACCAGAAGGTAAGGTTAAGAAGATACAAGATAAGTTCTTCAAGAAGTACCCTGCCATTAAAGTATGGCAGTTAGAGACCGTAGACTTCTACAAACAGCATGGGTATGTAGAAACTCTATTCGGTAGGAAGCGTCATGCACCATTAACGTATACTAAAATTATCAACACTCCTATTCAGGGATTGGCTAGTGACTTTACATTACTGTCCTTGATAAGGGCACACGACGCAGGGTTTACTATACCGCTTATGATTCATGATGATATAACCTTATACGTACCAGAGGAAGATATTGAGAGTACGTTCCACGAGGTTAGTGCTATCATGTCTGATTGGGGTGATTTTGATTTTGTAAATGTACCAATGTCTGTAGAATGCGAGGTCGGTTATAATTGGTGCAACATGTTCGGTATTTCAGAGTTCCTTAATGGATAGAACAGATTTAAAGAACTAGGTAAATTACCCTATTATATATGTAGGGGGAAGGGAGGGCATAATATGAAGAAGTTTAGTTTCGACGACTATATGTCAAACCTTGTTATTGATAAGCATCTACTTGATGACGAGTGTTTGAAGCAACCAGTTTTGTTTGAGTACTATAGTAATGCGTGGGCGGAAGCCTCTGCTAAACAGGATAAGGCCAAACAAAAGCTAGAGAACTATAAGGCCGAACTTGAGAAAAAGGTACGGCTTAAACTATCTAGGTTGAAAGACAGGGTAACAGAGAAGGCTGTAGGGAATGAGGTAGAGACTAATAAGAAATACCAGAAGCTGTGTGAGAGGCATATACTAGCCAAGGCCAAAGCTAATAAGGCAAGGGGTATAAAGGACGCCTTTGCTCAAAAGAAAGATATGATAAAGATACTTACCGACCTCTTTATCAGTAATTACTTTGGTGAGGTTCGTACTACTCAGGCTATAGAGTTATCGACCGAGGCCATAGCAAAAGGTATACGGAAGATGAGAAAGAAAAAAGCTGAGGGTAAGGGCAGTACCAAGAAGAAGAAGAAGAAGAAGAAGAAAAGAGAGGTCTAAGTTATGGATATCTTAACCCCTATAAAGTATATATTTATAATACTACTTGTGCTTGCCGTAGTGTATGCTTTAGCGAGGATGGTATCAGCTGGTATCTATAACTCTAGACTATTTTATGAACAACAAAAAAAGCAGTTAACTAAAAAAGGAGGCAATACAGATGGCAAAGAAGAAGAACAAAAAGACTAAGGGAAGAAAGACTTACAAACCTAATAACGACCGTGTACGTAAGGGGATGGAAAGTCCTGGTGGCAACGGCATGTATTACATCAACAGGCCACAGAACATGGATAAGTACAAGATGGCTGATGAGAATACGGTACGTATACTTCCACCGATTACGCCTGATGAGGATTTCTTTCAGCATGTAGCGGTTCACTTCGGTATTGGTTCAGATAACTCGGCAATGGTATGTCTTGAGAAGAACCGTAAGGAGCCATGGTGGCCACATAAGAAGAAGATGGTCTGCCCCATGTGTACGGAGGCTAAGAAGCTCGAGAAGGCTGGTGAGGATGATGAAACAGTATGGGCATTTAAATCCTCGAACAGAACGCTGTTCTTTATTGTAGATAGGGATGACAAGAAGGAAAGAGTCCAGTTGATGGATGGTCCTAGGAAAAGTTTGGGTATGCCTATCATCGAACTGTGTTCACCTAGGAAGTCAAGCAAGCTCATAGACATCACTGACCTTGAGACAGGGCATGATGTTTACTTCAAGGTTGAAAACTCTGGCAAGCGTAATGCCGCATACAAGAAAGTAGAGCTTGAGGAGGAGTCTTCTATTGATGAGGATGTGCTTGATGACCTTATCACTTTCGGTGAGTTGCTTGTAATACACACCGAGGAGGAGATGGCCGAAGAGTTGTATGGTGAAGGGGGTTCTTCCAAGAAGAAAAAGTCAAAGAAGAAGAAAGTCGAAGACGACGACGATGATGAGGAAGACGATGATGATGACGAAGACGATGACGATGATGATGACGAAGACGATGATGATGATGATGATGACGATGATGAAGACGATGATGATGATGAAGACGATGATGATGACGATGACGATGATGATGATGATGATGATGATGATGATGATGATGATGATGATGATGATGATGAAGAAGACGATGATGATGAAGAAGACGATG